GGTCCCGCCAATACTGTCAGGCCGGCCGTGATCCCACCATCAAGAGATCCTGTTAACGCGACATTTATCATAGGCACATCAGTTTGTACCACTTCCTTTTCTTGAAAAAATTCTGACTCATCCATTTGGGAAGTCAGTTTAATCTTAGAGTTCTTTTTCAATTTAGCCATTAATGACATATACTAATCCTTTAAGTTTCGTAAGTTTATACATTCATCTAGTACAGAAAGTTTATCTGTCATCCCAGACAACAGTCTAACATCTGAATTAGCATACTCTCCACTATACGATATGGTTTGTTTATATGATGCGGAAGCATCCGATTGTGCCTTAACAAAAGTCGGTAACGTGACTGATGCATCCATCATGATAGGATGTTTCAACATTAACCGGCGAACAGCTGTTGGGTTAGATCCGCCAACATCTACTATGGTTTGGTGTAGTTGATTGAAGAAAGTTTGTTTGACAGCTCTATATCCAGACAGTCCCAATTTAGCAAACACAACATTGTGTATGGTGTCCATAACAACCTCTTTCATTTGAAAGAAACTATGCATGTATAGAACATCTCTCAAGGCCGCTGTCGCGTTAGGAGAACCACCCAAAAAAACGAAATCTGAATTAAGAACACTTTCTGTATCCTCATACAACTCTGGGGAATACACCACTTTATTATCCATAAACTCTTTACCAACAGCGGAAATCAATTTGTTCAGAGTATCGATATTAATTGAAGTTTTAATACAGATACCAGATTTTGTAGTTTTAGATATACGCAATATGGTATCAACGAATTCTGCATCATCAGAAGAACCATTCTTTAGAAATGGAACATCTAGACATATAAAGATCACCTGTGGTTGCCACTCAAACAAGGATTCAATATCTTTGTAGATGACTTGTTTGTGTTCAGATGTTTTAGAATCTAATCCAGCTCTAATACTATCCGCTAAATAATTATCACCAATAATTCCCAACTTCCTAAGAGTGGGTACTGCTGACTTTTTAACTTTTTGATTCTTTGACTTATTGGGTTCAATCTCTTCCCAAGAAACAATGTTATCATCTTGTTCCATATTATCTCCTATACGTTTCTGTAAGCATATTCAACTGCACGATCTGCTTCTTTTTCTAAAGGTCTATTATCATACCACATTCCATTGTCTCTGTCAAGTTGACGACATAACTCGGCAACCTGATTTGCAGTGATTGGATAGTTACGTTTGATGGCGTTACCAGCAATCGCCACCATTATTTGGTACATTTTATGGTACCATCCAGTTTCAGTTATTGATTGATATTCTACTCCAAGCTGTTTAGGGAAAAAGGGACAGTCCCGATAATCTGACCAAACAATATCAGAGTTATCCATCTGTGATTTCCTATGTTCAATAACTGCTTTAGCCATTGCTGGTGGCAATCTGTCTAAAAAAGAATTTCCGGTTGATGGTTTATAACTCCATTGGGACATTATATAATCAGGATCTACATTTTCACCAACGTTATCGAAAATAAAATTCATAGCTTCTGGGTACTCAGCTGGAACATAGTACATTCTCGACAAATCTTTGGTTTGTTTATCACCAATATCCTCTAATTGTTTATTAAACGCATACCAGAAATGTGGTATCTCATCCTTATCAATTTCTCTAGTTAAAGGAAATACGAGTCTGAACTTAGGTTGAATCGGAGTGCTTGAAGCAGTAGAATAACAAACGAAATTATATTTGCCACAGATTCTTTGAATGTTGTTACGGTAGTCTCCGGTATGTATGTCAAAATCATCAACATCAACAGCACACCAACGACTCCAACGAACAACGTTTTTATTACTTCTCGTGCCATTTTTGACATACACAGCAGGAGAAATAAGAGGACTAGAATTATTTCCACCTTTTGATCCTTGTTTCACTGATAAGTTTCGGAACATTTGAACGAATTCTGGCCATGATTCGTATTCCATTCTTCTATGAGTTTTATTATCGAATGTGTTTTTGAATATAGTAATCTGATACATGATACTATTATAAAGTATTTTTTTATGTATGTCAACCAAAAAAACTTTCTAATGTGGCTCTGGGTTCAGAGTCCCAACCAACCGCATCTAGGATTGGTGTAAGTGGGTCGAGGAAGGTTTTCTTAAACATCATATCATAATCTATTTTTGAATTAAGATCGAATTCCTTAGGCAGTTGTTGTGGAAACGATATAACATTTTCCTTTAGGCGATTGGGCATTTTAAGATAAACGAATTTAATTTTTTCGCCGTTTTGGATCTTTTCGTACTTGTCTGTCAGACCAAGTTTGTCAATGTGATGATTATAAAGTAAAGAACCTCGAACATGAATTGGAGTGCCCTTACCATAAATGGAATGTCGTTCAGAAAATTTAGTTATGTCACTAACCCCTCTAGGGAAAGAAACTTCTTCAGCTGACAGTGATCTGAATTCTTGTTTAAAATCGGCAATAAATTTTTGAGTATCAGACTCGGTACCTTCAATGATAACACGAAACACCTTTTTGAATTTATCACGAACGACTTGAGGCGTACTTGACTTGACAGCTTCAATACCCATCATCTTTAGTTTTGGTTCTGCATACTGAACGCCTTCACTGTTATGAACGTTAAGAATGTATCTTTTCTTCGCCATCCAAATACCACGATCGGCAATAACCTCACGTTTCATAACCATTCGATCTACATAAGCATTGGTATCTTCTGCAAGTTTAGCATATGCTTCTGCAATTTTTTCCTCAAAATGTTCGCAAACCTTATCAAGAAATTTAACGGGGTTCGCAGGGTTGTGTATTTTCACTAATTGTGACATGTTGATATACACAGAGTCGGTGTCAATTGCAATTACATAGTCATCTTTGGTGCCTAGTATCTGTTGTAATTCATTATTAACAGCAGTCTCTGCACATTTAATAGCACGTTGACCACTAGTTGTTACTGCCTCAGCAACTCTCTGATCGAAGTAACGAAAATACTTGTTAGCTAACGCACCATATAATGAGTTCATTAGAATCTTAATACCAGTCTGTTCAGTGTCGAGATTATCAATTTTTTTAGCAAGAACATCAGATGGTTCTTGTTCGTATTGTTGTTTTACTTCGAGCATGTCTTTCTTGATTCTGACTCGACGATCATAAAATTTACGAATAACTCGTGGAATAATGCCTTCACGATCCAAACGATACTTAGTACCGTTGTTTGCCAAAGCACAGTTTTGACTATCAGAATAATCTAAAGTCTCAGGAGAAATGTTGTATTGAACCATAATGTTAGGATACAGAGAGTTAAGATCAAAAGAACACACCCAATCATGTGAACCAACAAATGGTTCCTTAACATATCCGCCGACGATCTTAGGAAGAGTTTCTGGAACAGGTGGTTTAGGTGGAATGACAATTTTATCATTCATCAATTCGTTGTATATTGTTGCATCCCAAATTGCAGTTGTACCCAAAGCATCTTCTAATTTTGAATGAGCACCGTATGCCATTGTCATAACCAAGGTTATAATGCCAAGTTTTTCTTCTAAACGTTCAACTAACTCAACGTCTTTTATATTATAGTCAATAAACTTTTGATGATCTTGTTTGTACAACGAATGGAGGCTACCATACTCATCGTAAGATAATTTTCGTTCACCCAACACAACGTTTGCAATGTGATCGAGTTTATAGGATTCTTGTTGACCATAGGTGTTCCATGTAAACTTTTTAAACAGATCAAAGTAATCGAGTTGTACAATACCTTCGATGTCATAGGCCTGTTGTTGACGGTTCATGATAGTCACATTACGTTCTATGATGTTCCCCCATGGAGAATACATTTTTACAGACTCAGAACCTACAAGTTTAGTAGTACGGTTAATCAAATAAGGTATATCGAACAGATATGTGTTCCATCCTGTAACTATGTCGGGCGGATCATTAAACCACCAAGACAAAAACGATTTCAGAAGCTCGGTTTCATTTTCACATTGTCGATACGCAACATCATATTCTGATTTAGAAACATCATAATCATCAAGACCCCAAACTTCATAGGTATCAGAATGGTTCGTTTTGTATGCAATTGATATAACTGGATGTCTTGCTTCTTGGGGTAAAGGAAACCCTTCGTCTGATGCAACCTCAATATCGATAGTGGCAACCTTAACCAAGTTACGTTCGAAGGTAATGTTTTCAGCAAAATCTGTCGATAAGAACTGCAGAACGAAATTGTTTTGACCATGGATAGGTTTACCACTAACATTTTGATAGTCGCGAATATGATTATTAGCCTCTCGCATGTTATCGAAACCAATTGGTATTAGTTTTTCTCCATACAAACCACGGTAACCCGTGTCTTCCTTACCATGGTACATTTCGAAAAGAGTTGGCTGGTAGAAAACTTTTTCTTTAATGGCCTTTCCGTCATTGCCATAACCGCGCCAGTGGATATAATTGTTTTTTCTAGATACTGATGTGTAAAATTTCATGATGTAATTATAAACCAAATTTCAGTCATTGTCAAGGGATATCCATTCAACGTCAGGATGACTTTTACGATTGTATATTATGTTTTTATCATACTTCCCATTTTTATCTTTTGTTTTTTTCCTATCAATTACTGTACCACCGTATTTTTCATCGAGTATCTGTGTGATAGGCGAATCAATTATTATTTTTGGTCTTTGGTGACAAGCGTGACAACTAACGTCAACACCCGTCTTGTTGGTCCATTCTACATGTTTAAATCTATTTGCAGGCCAATAGATATTTCTTTTTTGGTTATCGTGTCTTTTAGACCACTGATCGGTTGCTGAATGCATAATACCCATAGGACCGAGGTGTGTACCTGAAAGAAACGTATCTATCCAAATCTGGGCAATTTCTGAGTTCATTGTATAAAACTCAAATGCAGTACCTATTCCTGCAGCTGGAAACTGTTTCCACTTACTCATCAACATTCTGAAAACATCTTCGTGTTGAGGTCTTAGGTATGCATCATGTTCTAACACCCAAAACTTTTCGCCTTGTGATAAACGTTTGATCATGCGGTAGTTAGAATGCAGAGAACCAATTTCTTGAGGTGACCTATTCCTCAGAGGCGTGTTTTCTTTGTTGTGTGTTATTAAGATATTATCTGTTAGTTCAGGTAGTAATGTTTCCGGCGTTATACATTGCACAACTTCGATTTCAAATATATCTTTAACTGGTTCATACGATTGTAAAGCACGTTCCATGTAACGAACAGCTAGTTCGTTATTTAAATCGACTTGCATATATGCTTTTATCATGTTCATTCTCACAAATTGGTCCGGCGTTTTTATTATCCGTTCCGTAGGACTAGGGAACGCCGGTAAACCCTGATACGTTACATCAAATAATCTGCCGTGAAAGGCATCGGGACCATCTGATGTTGTTCAGGAGTGTAGAAGAATGGTGCAACCATTCCTCCGACAATTAGAAATACAAACAGTGCGATTCCTGTTGTTTCTTTTAATTTCTTAATCATCTTTTCTCCTTAACATACCAGTTGCGACATTCCTGTACTGATTCAGAAACACCATCTAAAACTTCTTGAGCACAACGCTCATCGAGTTTACGGTTGCTATCTCCGACTAGAAGGATGCCGACTAGTGTCATCGCAATTATCATACCCATTAGAAGTACCAACTAATGGCGATCATAATGGGTGCTATTGCGAGTACGCCAAACAGTTGCGCGATTGCAACCATCTGATCTTTTTTAGAGGAAATCCATTCCTCACTTGTTGCTAAGTTTTTCATTGAGTGTCCTTAATGAGAATTAATTTCTATTTTTCTCGGACGCTTCTCTTCGGGTAGTTCCACTCTGAGTTTAATCACTAGTAGTCCATTGACGAATTCAGCTCCATCAACGACAACGTGGTCTGCGAGTCGAAATGTTTCCACGAATTTCTTCGTAGTAATCCCTTTGTGAAGATACTCACGAGTATCCTCTTCAGGATTTCCCTTGATGACTAGCACACCGGGTTTTGCTTCGATGTCTAGATCTTTCTTTTTGTAACCACCAAGGGCAAATTCCATGGCGTATTCCGTGTCAGAATATTTGATAATATTGTGACGAGGAAAACCCTTCTCGTTTGCGCCAGCGGCAGTTAGTCTTTCTATCTCATCCCATACATGGTCGAAACCAATGAAACGAGAATGGGGGAACGAAAACACTTTAGTTCGTGTATTAACCATTGCTATCTCCTTATTTAATTAAGCAAGATTGTTGTCTATCGACCGGACAATTCCGCATCGACACTATTATATATACCACAAAACATCTTAAGAGTCAAGAAAAATTTAACAGAGGAACATAAAATTTAATCTATTTCGAACCTATGTTATATTTTGGACAGAGTTCCCATTGATTCTTATCTTTATGGGATATGATTTTAACTTGACGTAATGGAGCTTGTTCGGCCATCATATTTTTATTAATAACAGATATCAATCCCCAATCGCACAATAGTTGTGCAATGGTATTTCTTCTAAAGATATCGTTGTCTTCTAAATTAGATTTTTTGCCGTCAAGTAAAAACAATTCTTTGAAATGGACAATGAAGTATCGGCCTTGTTTGTGTAATATGTGACAGGATTGGAAAAGTTTATTTTCTTTCCTAGAGGCAACGCCCATACGTGTTAATGTTTCACGAACCTTTAAAAAATCATCAGGTTCATTTAAGACAATTTCCAACATTTCTGCTGGAGACCAAAATTTATTTTCTTCCACCCTTATTAATCCTTATTCTTAAGTGTTGTATATTTTGGGTGGTAAGTAAGGATAAAACTTGTTTTGCCTTTTCATTGCTGTAACCATAATACTCTTTTACCACTTCCAAATCATCAACGATTTCAGGTTTCAACCATTTTGAAAATCGTTTTCTTTTTCTTACAATATTTATAAGAAAATCGAATTGAAGTTTATTATCGAGCATGTATTGACTGTTCATAGCATTTGCAACAGCAACGGTGTCTTGAAAATAAGATAAAGATCTATTAACCATATAAGGCTGATATGCGGATTCTGTTTCATCATCCACAATCATATTTTTTTTAGTGTAAGTTATTGCAGTTACATAATCAAAGGGATTCATTAACACCACCCATTATCGTAATCTATTTTATATACTTTTTTTATTTTTTCTTCTAGATCATCTGTAAGTTCCAGTGATAAAGATTTTATACTTTTATTTTTGTGTAAATCAACTACCGGATACTTTTTCATTTTTTTCATGTTATAATTACATATTTCTTTTATATGTAGCAACGCATCATTGATATTATTAATATCGTATATATGATCGTACTTGTTCGGATCATTACCATAGAAGTATGTTTGTGGAAGCAAATGAACATTCATTAGCACCCCACGTTCCATTGCTGAAACAGCCCTATCTAAAGAAGAAAATCCTGTTGCAGGATAATCTCTATTAGTAAGTTTGACAATTTTTTGTGTCTGCAAATAATCAATTGCAGATAAGAACCTTTTTACTGGATCACGTTTAATGACAAATCTTATACTATTTTTTCGGAATGGAATATCCATAATATCACCATGGGCCCACCACTCATAATCTCGCCAGTTCTGAGGACCACCTTTAACATGAGTATATTTTAACCCGGCGGGGTGGTCTTTAAAACGAGAATTTCCTAACATAATATAATGAAACTGCATCGTAGTCTGCCAACCACATTTCGGTGCAATTCTCAAATCTACTAAGTTAGGAAAATATAATATATTATCTTGGCTCATTATTTAAAATCTACGTTCGCCATAATTTCAGTCATACAAGCAACCACGTTCAATTCATGATCAGCAACAAAAGCTGCTTTATACTGATAGTCTGCAAGAATCAACACTAGTTGTGGAATAGAAGACGATTCAACAACGTCAAACATGTGATCGTATATGTTCCTAAAAATTGTAGAAGTGTCAACGTCTACATTATTAGCAACCCAAGTTCTCATAGACTTAAAGTTTTTATCTTTCAGAGACTTAAATAAGACATCATAATTATCACTAGTTACGACAACATTAGTACTGACACCACCAATTGATATTCTCTGCAGTTCATTAATAACCCGCCGCCAGTCTGGAGCGAACCGCATTATCAGATCTATCAAATCCTGTTTTGATATAAAATCTATAGATTCATTATCAAGAATTGTTAATGCTCTAGTAAAGAAATCAGCACAAAGTTGTTGCATGTCTTTCTTTGTTGTATTAAATTCATAAACACTGCAACGGGAATGTAACGGTTCAATGATTCGATTCTTAAAATTACATGTGAAGATAAAACGACAGTTGTCGGAAAATTCTTCAATGAAATTTCTAAGAGCGGGTTGTGTTGAACGTGGATTCAAGTAATCAGCTTCATCAAGAATGACAACCTTTGTTCCACCCTGCAACGAAACTGACGAAGCAAACCTTGTAATTTTGCCACGAAGAGTCTCGATATTACCCTCATCAGAACCATTGACCATTATATAATCAAGTCCTAATTCGTTACAAAGGGATTTAGCTACAGTAGTTTTACCCAGACCAGCAGTTCCGGTGAACAGCATGTTAGGTAGTTCGCCTTTGTCTATGAGTTTTTGAAATGTTTCTTTAAGATGTTTTGGTAATATTGTATCAGATATTTTAGTCGGTCGATACTTTTCGACCCAGAGAAATTCTTCTCTCATTCACATGCCTCATTATATAAAATTGGAGCGGGGTGACTGAACCGCCCAGTCCACGATGAGAGGAACTCATCGTCTGTTCTAATCACACCCCCGCAAAAACTTAGGATTCAGATTCGTTAGAGTTAGAATCTTGAGTCTCAACCATTTGAATCAGTTCGATACACTGATCTCTAAGTTGACCAATGGTAGCAAGTTCTTCACCTCGAAAACCACCACGGCCAGCAACTGTGTCAATTACAGCAACTGTACTTCTCGTTACTCTATTAACCAGATCAATAAACAATTCATTATCTTCCATAATTATACTCCAAAAGTACTAGTTTTTTCAAGTGCAACCCAGTATTGAATACTGGTTTCTTTATTCACAAAATGTGAAATAAGTTTAGATGATATATTAACATCATAATCACCGTCAACCATCTTCAGATTAGAAATGTTGAAAATAAAATTGAAGTTACTACCTTCTGGAAATTTACCATCAACATCAATTGAAAACGCATTAGATGTATTATCGTTATTATCTATAACATTTAAACTCATAACATTATTAGCAATAGATACAGAAACTTCATTATGACCCAATACTGAAGCCGCACGTTTAATTTTCATAAGAGTCGTTCGATCAAGAGAGAAACTTACTTCTGACTCAGGCATAATAACATCTTCTTTAGGCGTTGTTAAAATGTCCGTATCTGCATAGTGATATTTAATTCTAGATCTGCCACTACCATCAGAAACCACAACATAATTATCTTCGAACTTAAGTCTGGGAGAATCTAAAAGAGTCAACGTACTTAGAAACTCATTGAGATCGTAAATACCAAACCTTTTGGGAAAGGAAACATCTAGATCAGATGCACTAAGTACATTTCTAGCTTCAGACATAGTTTTAATTACATTACTTTCATTAAACACAATGTTAGAATTGATAGAGGCAAAGTTTTTTAAAACTTCTAGAGTTTTATCAGTTAGTTCCATAATATATTCCTTGCATTTTACTGCGGGTTAATTTACACTTATTATACACTTTTCTGCGGGTAAAGTCAAGCAACCTTTGAAAAGTTTTTGTGCTTGATAAACTCAATCTTACGATCAAATTTATTATCAAGAAGTTCACCTTTATGTGAAATGATAAAAACATT